GACACGCTCATCAATGTCTTGCAGATCCAATTTTTTAGGAGTGTGAAGATAGTGATTGAACTTCTGATGTAGATTAATTGGCATGAGCACCTCGCTTGTGTATGTTCACATTCTAACAGTATCTATGCAAGGTTTAGGATTCCTTTGGGATCGCTTTATATTTGTGTTAGTGTTTGTAAAGAATCATTCACCCATGTCAGTCAGTGGTCCCCACTTGCCAGAGTCGCCATTCTCACGACTATCCAACTTGTCAAAAATATCTTCAATTGTAGTCAGATTTTCAATACTAGCAATCATTTCAGCGATGCCTTTGCACACATGTGGTTTTTCACCACGAGCAGCAAATGCCAAGGCATTGCGAAGTGACGCAGATGCATCTTCAAGTGACTCTTTAACAGATTGGGACAGTGCCATTAATTAATCTCCGTTTTTACTATTATAGCATCAAGTAAACCAAGTTACAATAGAGTATCGTGTTCCTTCAGTAACATCTGTAATTTCATGAGGATACATGAAGTTTGCAGGGAATACCACAACACTACCAGCACCACCTCTAATCTGTGTCTCTTGATCAAAGAATGCTAGATTACCACCAAGATAGTCATCATTTAGGTTAATAGACAATGCAAGCGTTCTTGGTTGCTCTTTAAAACTATCAGTGTGTTGTCTATAGTAACCACCAGTTTTGTATCTCAGCAAATCATACCCACTATCAGATTTAAGGAAGCAATTTGGGAATTCCTTCATATATCTTTGTGCTACCTTATCAACACCTTTGAAGATTGTCTTATCAATCATGACACGATGCAGTCTGTTCTTATTGATAGTATCGGGTGTAGATATACCAATGATGTCACAATTACGAACAGAAGTATTTTCTACTGAGTTAGAACTGACAGTTGCTGGTTTCCATTGATCAGAATCCACATATTCATCAAGAATCATCTTACACTCATCTGGCGTGAAGATGTCTTCATAGATTTTGATATAGTCGTTCAATGGACCCACAGTGGTTGCCTTTGGTTGTGCCTTCACTTTAACAGGATCATCCTTATATCGGTGATCTTTATCAAAATATCTCTTAAAATTGATACCATTAGACCTGACGTAGTGCAAGAATACCTGAGTACACTCCTCCCCATCAAAAGGTCCTCTACCATGTCTAGCATCACAACCTAGGTACACCATAGCATCTCCTGGTTTAAGACACACCTCGTTTAATCCAGTGTCATTGTAAATTCCAATGATCCAATCCTTGTCTCCAGATAGATTTACTGTAAGAGAGACCTCACACTCTGGTTTATCAACATGATATGGTAATACATTACCTCTACCATATATCCTTGCATAAGAATAAGTTGGTAGAACAGTCTCTCCCACCAACTGTGATACATTTACAGTCTTCTCTACAAGTAATTCTACAAAAGGTATAAAATCAAACTTAGATGCTATACAATTTGGAACTTGTGGATCTACAGGCAACTCATGAGTGTCTGCATATTGTTTGAACTTATTTGATAACTCTTCTGCCTTTGTTGATGATATAAAGTTAGGGACAATAAGATACTTGTCCCTGATCAATTGCTCATTCATCTTCTTCTACTTCTTTTACCAGATTACCAACAACCTCATCAACAGTGGGAGTATCATCAGCAAGCAATTCCTCAATATCAGCAACTACTTGCTCATCAGCACTATCTTCAAATAACAATTCCAAATTAAATTCACTGTCAAGAATGCTCAAATCAACATCGTCAAAGTCTTTTTTGGGTTTATCCTCCATAACTTGCTCAATGTCATCATCAATCACCTGATTCTCATCAACCGTCTCAATCTCCTGAGGTTCAAGATCAAAGTGACTTGAATCAATGACATCATCAAACAAACTATTATCTACATTACCATCAAATAGTGTAATGTCTTCAGGTGCATTCTGGTAACGAGTCTCTTGATTCTCTACAATATCTTGACCGTAGAACAGTTCTTCATGTTGACGTTCAATTTCTTTATGAACTGTCTCCATTTGGGAATCATGATCCTTCATCAGCTCCATAAGAGACTCTGCATGTCTTTCTTCCTGCTCAAACATTTGTTGAGTGAGACGATCATGCAATTCTTTGTCCTTTTCAACAGTTTCTGTCAAAGTTTTTGCATGTCTTTCTTGCATCTCTTCCATCTGAGATTCAAGTTCACGCATTGCTTCTGCCCATGACAGAGCATCCCTTTCTGCTTTACTCTCCTGCTCTTCCCTCTCTGCTGTTTGTCTATCAATCTCCTCCTGCCATGCTTCAACATAACGTTCGATACACTCTTTGGTGCAGGGATCGTTTTGTCTATCAGCAGAGTCATATTCAATATGACCAACTCCATCAGGAGTTCCATCATCTCTCCACTGAATAGACCATAGATGTTCGATTTCAGGGAATGGCCAAGACTCTTCAGTAAACCAAACGCCCTTACCGTCTATGTTGATATATCTGTCTTGTTCAACCAAAGAGAACTTTTTCATGCGTCAACCTCTTCTACTGTCGCTGGGATTACTTTTGTAGTTCTTGCTTCATGAAGCATTTGTGCAGCAGATGATAGAACATTAATGTTCGATTCATTTGCTTTTACCATCTCATTCCTAAAAGATTCAACAGCAGCACTTGTGGATCTCTGCTGATTAGAATTCTCAATTGCCAACATGGGCATCCATGTGACGGCACATCCCCATTCATCTACAGGTTCACCTGTTTGTGGATGCATTCCCCTGATCTGAGTATACCAAGAACACTCAAGACCAATACAATCTTTGCCAATCAAAGGACAAAATTTACCTACCTCAAGTTTTGCCATGACAACCTCAAATTAGAATAATTATACCATATTTAGTTTAATGAGCAGATGATAACATCCACATAAGTAACCGCTAAATCTAGATTTAGTATAGGAGTCTGATTAACTGTAACTTCTCCACTAAATGGGTGATTATGAGATCCACCACCACCAGCAGGAACCATTCCTCCTGTCGCGACATCACCATCCACCGTGCGAGCACCAGTATTACTAAATGGTGTGGCATTTGCACCACCAGCGGGACCCACATTTGAAGTATGTGTATGGTCAGGCAATTGTGATAAAGATAATGTGTGATCACCTACACTACCACTAATAGTATAGGTATCATTAATAGGAACACTTAGTGCGTTAGATCCACTCAATACAGCACTAAAATTAGTAGTTCCGCCTGTTCCACCGCCAGCACCATTTACGACACGAAGTGCCTTATCTCCACCCATGGAGGTATCCTGTGTCCATCCTGTTGGTGCTGTTGCTTGCCAGAAAACCTTCCTAGTACCAGCAGGATACATCCAATAAAAAGATTCTATTTTATCATCTGGATTTAATAAATCAAATAAAATCCCGTTACCTGTTAGTCTTGCCATATCATGTAAACGAGCAAAGGATTACATCGACATACTGAAGTCTAAGATCAAGAGTACCAGATCCGCTCACATTAAATTGAATAGATCCACTAAATGGGTGATCGTGTGCTTGACCAATACCCTGTGGAGAAGTAACACCACCTGTTTGGTTAGTACCAGGAACTCTAAAGTTAGAACCACCACCAGATGCAGAGGCAGTGCCACCAGTTTGGGAATCGTGAGTGTGATCTGGAATCTCAGCAGTAGTCAAAGTGTGACCACCAACTGTTCCTGATACAGGAACTGTAGAACTAAAACTAACTGCTATTCCAGCGGTGCTACTAGGAAATGTTTGTGTAAAAGAATTACCTCCACCTCCTGCTGTGTTACCAAAACCAAATCCTCCGCCAGTTCCATTAACCAAGCGGAGTGCTTTGTCGTTATGTGCAGTTACCTGGGTCCACCCAGTTGGTGCTGCTGCCTGGTAAAATACACTTACAGTATTTTGATCTAAAACGGAATACTTAGAAGATAATGATGTACCATCACTAAAAGTAACCCCAGTGGCGGTTAGTTGTGCTGCCATCTTACAAACATACTTCCTTTATTTACTTATTTATCACGTACATTTAATCCAGAATCCATCTGCCGTGAACTCCCAACCATCCGCAAGAACTGCTTGGTAGTTCTCATATTTATCTTTGAACCCATCAGGTACAAAAGGTGGCCACTGCTCTCTGTAGAATTGTTGTGTCCATCCATCATTATATGGGGATGTTGCCTGCACCTCATTCATGAGATCAGGGTAGATCTGAGTACGTTCAGTCCCACCCTGCTCACGAACATAAACTGTCTTGCCACCATCGGGTGACTCATAGATTTTAGCAGTCATTGTCCTTATTAAATTGTTTACGACACTTCTTCACTTCTTTGAGTTCTTCTTTAATCATCTGATATGCGTCTTCAGGAGAGATTCTCCTGGACATTTCCATAGCAGTGATAACTTCAACACGAGTACCGAAGTGCTTCAATGCTTCTTCAAAGCAATTTAGTTCTTCATACATTATTCAGTGCCTCAAGGGATGCTTCATAATCACGTTGGAAGATTGCAAGTCCCTCACGAGTCAACACACTGTCATACATTGCATTGAACACTTTTGTTGGCATGGTAACAATGTCAGAACCATACATGAAGCAGCGGGAGACATGATGTGCATCACGCAGAGATGCAGCAAGCACTTCAGTCTTCATGCCATGGACAGAACGACAGGTTGCAAT